TGTTCCCTGCCTGGATGATTGGAAAGAATCCTAACATGAAGATTATCCAAGCCACTCACACCACGGAGCTTGCGGTAGGATTTGGTCGTAAAATCAAAAACCTGCTGGAACGTGATGATTATAGGGAGGTATTCCCAGAATCGAAGTTGTCTGCTGATTCCAAGGCTTCTGGACGATGGGACACGGCCCGTGGGGGAATGTACTATGCGGTGGGCGTGGGTTCTAACTTAGCGGGACGTGGTGGTGATTTGATTGTTATTGATGACCCGCATTCTGAGCAGACGGCGATGTCTACGGCTGGGTTTGACGATGCATGGGATTGGTACACTGGGGGCCCCCGCCAGCGTTTGCAACCTGGTGGAGCAATAGTGCTGGTGATGACCCGCTGGTCTGAGAAGGATCTGACGGGGCAGTTGATACGTGCGCAGGGTAGAGACAGGGATGCTGACCAGTGGGAGATTGTGGAGTTACCGGCGATCATGCCCAGTGGCTCATCGTGTTGGCCGGAGTATTGGCCGTTGCCTGATTTGGAGGCGGTGAAGGCGTCTATCCCTGTTTCCAAGTGGAATGCGCAGTATCAGCAGAATCCAACCGGCGATGAGACGTCTATTTTGAAGCGGGAGTGGTGGAACGTGTGGGAGAAGGAGCAGATTCCGGCGCTTCAGTATGTGATACAGAGTTATGACACGGCGTTTAGCAAGAAGGAGTCGGCTGACTTTAGTGCGATAACGACGTGGGGTGTTTTTTCCCCCGAGGAGGGTGGGTCCCCTCATTTGATCTTATTGGATTCCAAGAAAGATCGTTGGGATTTTCCGGAGCTGAAGAAGGTGGCGTATGACCTGTATCAGTATTGGGACCCTGAAACGGTAATTATTGAGGCCAAAGCGACGGGAATGCCCTTGACCCATGAACTACGGAACATGGGAATCCCTGTTGTTAACTTTACCCCTAGTCGTGGAAATGATAAATTGTCGCGGGTACACAGTGTCGCTCCGTTGTTTGAGAGCGGATTTATTTGGGCTCCGGATGAGCAGTGGGCTCACGAGCTAATTGAAGAGTGTGCGGCCTTTCCTAATGGGGAGTATGACGACTTGGTGGACAGCACGACACAGGCGTTAATGCGATATCGTCAGGGTAACTTTATTGAGTTGCCTTCGGACGATTGGGATACTCCGGAACCTTCACAGATTCAGTATTACGGGTAGCTTATGGCAGATATGTTGACTAGGGAAGAGGTTCAGGAACAGTTATCTTCGATTACTAAGCAGGTTAACTCGGGTTACGGCGTTAAGGGTGGCGCGAACAAAAGAACCGCGCTAGAAGATGCCTATGCGTATTGGCTGGCGGCGAACCAGGATCGGGTGAAGATGAAAGACTTTGCCGATTATCTGGAGTTGGATGTAGATGCGGCGAAGAATGCTTATCTCCCTGAATCCGGTTTTGGCTACCGCGATGTGGTGGATTTTGACGAGATAGACTTTGAAGGCATAGCGGGTCCTCCTCCACGAGGTTACACCGGAGATACCGATTACGAGTCGATACAGGATGAGAACTTTGATGCCCTGTTTGATCGGATAAAAAAGATTACGGATGACACGGATCTTAGCGATACGTTTGTACCCACCATGTACAATCAAGCCGATTATATGCCTGGTGGTAAATATGCGTTTACCCCACCGACACCGGCCCAAGATTTCCGCAACATCAGCATGAACGATTACGCCACTGTGGCCGACCTAGCCGCAAAGGACAAAATTGCACAAGGCTTGTTTAATCCTCTGTCGTTTAACACGCGGGACATCACCCGTGGGACCCCCGCTGTGACTCGGGGTCTGGACGCGCAGGGCAATCCGACAACGGCGATTACCATGGGCGATACGACGGCGACGGGTACAGGCCCTAACATTGGTCAATTGTCCACGGACCTTACGTTTCCCAGCACGGGCATGGGGATCAACGCGGATGGCACAGGGACCGTGACCACCGGCACAATGGACACCACGGGCAATATCGTCAAGCTTGATCCGGATGTAACGGGAGTTAATTTACTGCAAACGGACGCAGGGACGACCAGCACTTTGGACCCCAATGCTATCACGGGTGGCAATGTGGCGGTTAACCAACCTACCGTGGGCTTGCCTCCAGCCGGAGGTGCTGGTGATGATAACACTGCAAGTCCAACAGGGATGGTTGGCGGAGGAGACAGTATTGGGGATGTTGGTTTTCCTCCCCCCACCATAGTCCAGCAGATAGCCCAGATTGTACGGGACGCTGAAGCTTCCTTGGGAGGCGATTTTAGCGAAGGGGCGAAGGCCAAAGCCATAAAGGATGGGAAAGCCAAGATTGCTGCCTTGGGTATGGCGACACCAGGAGGGATTAGCGCAGGACAGATTGCAGCGGGTGGTCAGTTAAGCGGAGCCAGTAACCTGCTTAACTTGGATACCGAAGCGACAGTGGGCGCGGTGCGGGACGTGATAGGCCGAGAGTATCAACCTGGATTTAGTGTAGACAGCCCTTACATGGTTGAGGATGAAACGGTGTACACGTTTAATCAAGGCGGCAGCGTGGCCGAACCGGCAGATGCGTATGAAGAGTTTTCGATGTCGATGAGCATGGGTCCTGAAGAGATCTCCATGCAGCGTCGCCAGCAGGGCGTACAGAATTTAATGAACTCCCGTACAGGGATTCAACCAAGTGAAAAGATGCTATCAGCATTAGATCGCATTATGGGAAGAGAAAATGGCTGAACCTAACGACCCGATTAGCACGATGGTAGAAAGGTTGGATGAAACGGTGATGACACCGGAGTTAACCATCGAAGAGCAGGTTGAGGTGGCTATTCCTGGTTCTTTGCGTCCCAAAGAAATGGACGGCTCGGTAATCGAAGTGTTGACCGAGGAAGACGGCAGTGCGGTGGTGGACTTTGATCCACAGCCGGAGAGTCTGATAGATGAGGGCGATTTTTACCGCAATCTGGCCGAAGAGCTAGATGATACGGCATTAGGTCTTCTGGTCAGCGATTTAACGTCCCAATACGAGAACAACAATAACTCGCGTAAAGATTGGCGCGAAAATTACGAGAAGGGCCTTCAGCTTCTGGGCTACAAGTACGAAGACCGAACGGAGCCCTTTCGTGGAGCCAGTGGCGTCACCCATCCGATATTGGCCGAGGCCGCTACTCAGTTTCAGGCACAGGCGTACAACGAGCTGCTTCCCCCTAGCGGTCCGGTGCGCACGGTGGTCATGGGCGCGGTAGACAAGAAAAAAGAACAGCAAGCTCACCGCGTCAAAGAATTTATGAATTACTATCTGATGAACGAGATGCAGGAGTACACGCCCGAGTTCGATCAGATGCTGTATTATCTCCCCCTAGCAGGATCAGCCTTTAAGAAGGTTTATTATGATTCTGCGCTCAACCGCCCTGTATCGACCTTCGTTCCGGCGACCGACCTTATCGTACCCTACGAGACCTCCAATCTCGAAACGTGCCCTATCATCACCCATAGGATCGATATGAACGTCAACGATCTGCGTAAGCAACAGATCGCTGGGTTTTATCTAGATGTGCCCATAATGCCTAGTCAGCGCACGCCAGATGATGTTCGTGCCGAAATGAACAAGATACAGGGCGAAGAGCCTACGCAGGGTGATTACGATACGACTTTGCTAGAGTTTCACGTGGAACTTGATCTGGATGGCTTTGAACATCAGGATGCAGAAGGCGAACCTACGGGTATCAAACTGCCTTATATCGTGACGATTTGCGAGGACACCAACGTGGTGTTGTCGATCCGTCGTAATTATCTGGAAGACGATGAAGACTTTAAGAAGATTGAATACTTTGTTCATTACAAGTTTTTACCTGGATTTGGTTTCTATGGCCTTGGTCTAATAGACACGATTGGTGGGCTGGCTACCACGGCTACTGCTTCGTTGCGGCAATTGATAGACGCCGGTACGTTGTCTAACCTGCCAGCAGGGTTCAAGGCCCGTGGTCTACGGATCAGGGACGATGCCGATCCGTTATCTCCTGGTGAGTTCAGAGACGTGGATGCTCCTGGTGGAGCGATCCGAGACAGTTTGATGGCGTTGCCGTTTAAGGGTCCTGATACGACCTTGTTCCAGTTACTGGGGTTTGTGGTGGATGCAGCCCAACGGTTTGCGACCATTACCGACATGAAGGTAGGTGATGGCAATCAGCAAGCGGCGGTGGGTACGACGGTAGCGTTATTGGAGCAGGGTGCTCGGGTGATGAGCGCGATCCACAAGCGTTTGCACTATGCCATGCGCAAAGAGTTCAAGATTTTAGCGAGGGTCATGCATGAGTTCTTGCCGCAGGAGTATCCTTACGATGTAGCCGGAGCCTCTCCGCAGATTATGGCGCAGGACTTTGATGACCGGATTGATGTCGTTCCGGTATCGAATCCGAACATTTTTTCACAGGCGCAGCGTATCGCATTAGCGCAAAGCCAGTTAGAGCTTGCTATGCAAGCGCCTGATTTACACAACCTGCCCGAAGCGTATCGCCGGATGTACGAAGCATTGGGCGTGCGGGATATAGACAGTATTTTGGTGGCTCCCGAGCTTGCCTCGCCTCAACCTAAAGACCCTGCACAAGAAAACGTGGACGCTTTGGACGGTATCGAGCTTAAAGCTTTTGAAGGGCAGAACCACGATGCGCACATTGCGGCGCATTTAGTGTTTATGGCCTCCGGTGTAGTGCAAGCAAACCCTCCAGCGGCGATTGCTTTGCAGAAACACGTCATGGAGCACATTAAATTGTTGGCTAAAGAGACGGTGATGACCGGTTTTATGGCCCAGAGCCAAGGTCAGGAGCCCAACGAAGAGCAAATTATCCAGATTGAAGCGGATATATCGCAATTTATTGCCGAAAAGATAGCCGAAGTGCGGATGCAGAGCCAAAATATTATGAATCAGGGTCAAGGCGAAGGTCCTGATCCGTTGATTGCGCTCAAAGAGCAGGAATTGGGCATCAAAGAGCAGAAAACAGCGGCAGATATTGCCAATGATCAAGGAAAACTCAATTTAGAGCAGGAAAAAGTCAGTCAGCGTGACCGACAGTTCTATGATCGCTTGGATTCGCAAGAAAAACAGACCGAACAACGTATCAATGCGTCAAATATGCGCGAAGATATGCGTTTACGTGAAAAACTAGGAGAAACACCATGACAGGTAAAGTAAAAATACACGGCGCACCACCTCCAAACCCTCCCAAAGCATCAAATCGAGAGGTTATTAAAGACCAAGGTAGTGTTCCTTTTGGAGATTACAAAGATATCCCTACTCCTAAGAACTTAGGTAAAGGTACTGTGACCACGGGAACGTGCCGTGGCATGGGTGCGATGCTTCGAGGCGGCAAATTTACAATCAATTAGGTGACCTATGCCCCTTAAAAAAGGCAAAAGTAAGAAAACCATAAGCTCGAACGTAAAAAAATTACGTGGCGAAGGCTATCCACAGCGTCAATCTGTAGCGATAGCCTTAAATACTGCGGGAAAAAGTAAAAAAAGGACTCGCAAACGCTCGTAGATATACTATCATACGCAATAATATGTGATAAATGAGGTATATTATTGTGGATGCGATTAGTATTGTGCAATTCGTTCAAGGCGCAATTAGAGATAGACGGGCAGGTGTACACGCTTGCTTAGAAGGGAATGGCATTAGAGACATGGAGCAGTATCAGCACTGCATGGGTGAATTGAACGCATTATCAGCTATCGAACAGGAACTCTCGGACCTGCTAGAAAAACAGGAGCAAATAGTATGAAGGCATCGGTAGGATCGGTTACTACCCCAGACGAAACTCCCCCCTCAAAAGTGGTGCAGAACAGTTATGTTTCTGCTGACGAGCGGGTGTTTGACCCCACCAAACTAGACTTATCAATGGTAGAACGTATGCCGCAGCCCTCGGGTTGGCGGATACTGGTTTTGCCTTATCGCGGCAAAGGACAAACAGACGGCGGCATTTTGTTGACTGATCAGACAGTTGTCGAAGATCAGTTGCAGACGGTTGTAGGTTATGTGGTCAAAACAGGCCCACTAGCTTACCAGGACAAAAAGAAGTTCCCGTCAGGTCCTTGGTGCGAAGAAAAACAGTGGGTTATTTTTCCTCGTTATGGCGGCACTCGTTTTAAGATCGAAGGTGGCGAAGTGCGCATTATTAACGACGATGAGGTAATCGCTACGATTGCCGACCCAGACGATATTCTAAGTTTGTAAGGAGTAACCCATGGCAAAGAACGAACATAAGGCCGATGATGGCACTGTCGAACTGGATTTCGATAATTACGAAGAAACGGAGGTTGAGCTACCCAGCAAAACCGAAACTAAGAAGAAAGTCGAAGTTGTTGACGATAAGCCCGAAACAGTCGTTGAAGAAAAGGTAGAGGTTGAGGCTGAAGCTGCCGCGTCTACCGAAGAAGATGAACAATCGGAAGTAAGCAAGGGGGCGCAGAAGCGCATTAACCAGCTTACTAAGAAAATGCGCGAGGCGGAGCGTCAGAGAGAAGAAGCGATTAGCTATGCTCAAGCGCAGAAAGCAGAAGCGGATAAGCTTAAAACCCGCGTTAACACGTTAGACCACGGTTATTTAAACGAATACGGCGGTCGGATCAAGGCGGAGCAAGTACAAGCGCAGGAAGACCTTAAAAAAGCGATGCTAGAAAACAACCCTGATGGGGTGGTTCAAGCGCAAACTAAAATATCGCAATTAGCGGTGTCTGCTAACGAATACGCCAAAGCTCAACAACAGCAAGAGATACGCACACAGCAAGCACAACGTGCGGCTCAACAGCCCCAACAACCCGTGCAGCAACCACAGCAACCTGCTCAACCCCAACAGGCTCCTGATCCTAAAGCGGAGGAATGGGCTTCACGCAATGAATGGTTTGGCAAAGATGAGGCTATGACGTTTGCTACCTTTGGGTTACATAAAAAAATGGTGGAAGAAGAAGGATTTGACCCACTGACCGATGAATACTATGATGAATTAGATACGAGGCTTGTAAGGACTTTTCCCACCAAGCTTGGTACACAAGATAACGGAAGTGGCAGAAAACCCGTCCAGACTGTCGCTAGTGGTTCCCGCAGTAAGACCAGTGGACGCAAAAGCAGTAATAAGGTTCGCCTCACCCAGAGCCAAGTGGCTATCGCTAAACGATTGGGTGTGCCCGTAGAAGAATACGCGAAATACGTCAAACAATAGGAGACGCTGATGTCATCAACTAAAAAAGGGTTTGAGGGCACCACAAGATCTCCTCGCGCAGACGGTACTAGGGAAAAAACAGCCAAGCGGAAGCCTTGGGCTCCTTCCTCTAGTTTAGACGCACCACCTGCCCCTGACGGTTATAAACACCGTTGGATCAGAGCGGAAGCACGCGGATTTGCAGATACTAAAAATATATCTGCTAGATTACGTGAAGGTTACGAGTTAGTACGTGCTGATGAGCACCCTGACTTTGAAGCCCCCGTTGTGGACTCAGGTAAATACGAAGGTGTAATAGGAGTTGGTGGGCTATTGTTAGCAAAGATCCCAATCGAGACTGTTGAAGAGCGAAACAACTATTATCAAGGCCGTGCAACGGACTTGCAAGAAGCAGTCGATCAGGACCTAATGCGAGAAAACGCCCATAATTCAATGTCGATCAGCAAGCCTGAACGACAAACTCGTGTTAAATTTGGTGGTCAGGTTAAGAACTGACCCATTAGGAGAATAGTTCTATGGCAAATCAAGAAACAGCCTATGGTCTACGTCCTATTGGTATGGTGGGAAGCGGTGCAAATTCTACAGGCATCACTGAGTATGAAATAGCCAACAACAATACTGCTGTGATTTTTAACGGTGAAATTGTTGTCCCACTAGCTACGGGATTTATCGATCAAGCGGGTGATACCGCAGGGGGTACAACTCAAGCATTAGGCGTGCTTACTGGAGTTATGTACCATGATTCAACTCAAAAGAAGCCTGTATGGCTTAACTACTGGCCTGGTTCAGGTGGCGTAAGTGTGGACACGAATCATCCTGTCCGTGCCTATGTTGCTGATAACCCTAACCAGTTATTCCAAGTTGCATCCGACGCAAGTTCAACGAATCGAGCTACGGCTCAAGGGTTTGTTTTTGCTAACACTGATCTAGGGACCTCGGCGCGTACAGGGTCTACAGATACAGGTAAGTCTGACTCTCAAATGAGTGTGGCAAATGTAGCAGCTACTGCGACCTTACCACTTCGTATTGTTGGGATAGTAGACGATGATGCAAATAGCGATTTTACCGCAGCGGGTATCCCGTTTGTTGTAAGGTTAAATGCTCACTTCAATGCCGGAACCCGTAGTTTTGATTCTCAAACTACTGCGGATTCTACCGGACTTAACTAAGGAGGCTGATTATGACTATTTCTCGCGCTCAATTAGCGAAAGAACTAGAACCTGGCCTGAATGCCTTATTTGGGTTGGAATATGACCGGTATGAAGACGAAGCGGCAGAGATCTTCGACGCCGAAAGCTCAGATCGAGCTTTTGAAGAAGAAGTAATGCTGTCAGGCTTTGGCACAGCACCTGTCAAATCGGAAGGTAGTGCAATTAACTTTGATGATGCGCAGGAGACTTACACTGCACGTTATACAATGGAAACGATTGCTCTTGCCTTTTCTATTACAGAAGAAGCTGTAGAAGACAATTTGTACGACAAGTTAGCGACTCGCTACACTCGTGCATTGGCTCGTTCTATGGCCCAAACACGGCAAATTAAAGGTGCAACTGTTTTGAACAATGCATTCTCTACTGCATCACCTATTGGTGATGGGGCAGCGTTGTGTTCAGCGGCTCACCCTAGTTTGTCTGGCAATCAGTCTAACTTGTTAGCAGTACCTGCTGATTTGAATGAGACTTCTTTGGAAGATATTCTTATTCAAGTTGCAGGTTTTACTGATGAAAGAGGCTTAAAGATTGCTGTTCGTGGCACTAAGTTGTTGATTCCTAAAGAACTTCAGTTCATAGCTGAAAGGATAATCAACTCTAACTTACGTCCTGGTTCAGCCGATAACGACATCAACGCGATGAAGTCTATGGGAATGCTTCCTGAAGGAGCGGTTGTAAACCACTTCTTTACTGACGCAGACGCTTACTTTGTTAAGACTGATTGTCCAAACGGCTTCAAGGTCTTCAACCGTACTCCACTAACTACGGGTACTGAGGGCGACTTTGATACAGGTAACCTACGCTTCAAGGCTCGTGAGAGATATGCATTTGGTGTCTCTGATTGGCGTTGTGTGTTTGGCACACCAGGAGCCTAAGTAACTTTTGAGTTACACAAAAAGGGCGGCATGATTGTCGCCCTTTTTTTATTGGTTTATACTGCTACTGTTCACTGACTATCGCATCCCGTGAT